CCGATATTGATACTAATAGTTATATGGAAGACTTGGAAGACATCGCAAAACGTATTATTGCAGAATTCAAAGGAAAAATTAATAAAGATGACTCATGGGAAAATTACGGGGACGCAAACCCGATGGAGTGGGGAGGCGAATTTGTTAAAAAAGACGCTGATTATCCTAATGATAAATGTTACTACATTGTTAAATTAACTAATATGAATACGGCATGCGGTGAAGATGGTTTCATGATAGAAGAGGGTTATGTGGATTTAAAAGATGACTGGATAGAATGGGAAGCCGTTGAAAGTACTTGTGATATCGCGGATAGTGACGAAAGAAAAGTGTGTGACGTGTTCGGGTATTACGGTATTAACGAGTTCAACGGGGAAACATACAATTTTGATGATGAAAGCGAAGTATTAGAGCATTTAGCAGAACAAGGAATTTGTATCGAAAATTAATTGTTGACTTTTAGAAAACACCTATGTTACAATAAGGATAACTTAATAAGGGGGTTACATCATGCGAGATATTACGGATATCATAGAAGAAATTGAAATATTTGTAGAGAGTTTAGGTGTACTACAAATAGATATAAAGCAAGCGACCACGTTCGAAGAAAAAGACTACCTTCATGAAGAAATCGAGTTCGTAAAAGATAAACTACATGATTTACGAAATGAGCTAGACAAGGCAGAAAGGGAAGAGGCGCGACGCTTTAACACCGCAAACGAGCGCGCTATGTCAGAGGCGGGGCATAATGAAAGGGACTTCCTTTAAAAAGGAGGTTCCCAATTTTAAAAATAGTTGTTGACTTTTAGAAAACAAGATGATAAAATGAAATTAACTTAAAAAAAGGGAGCTGTTACATATGACGAAATTCGATGATATTTCAAAGGTTAATGATTGGACTAATGAAGAGTTAAAACAGGCTACTAAATATTATGAGGTTCAACTAAAAGACCCGCGCACAGATGATAATGAACGCCGTTGGTTAAACCGTGCTATCTGTAAATGTAATTCTTTATTAAACCCTCCGTCCGAGTGGGAATCATTATTTAATTAGTTGTTGACTTTTAGTAAAAGATAGTTTAAAATGAAATTAACTTAAAAAAGGGAGATGTTTTACAATGAAAAAGGTAGCGGAAAACGTAAAAATTAATATTAGCGGTGAAGAGGTTTCAATTAACATTTTTGTAAATAAAGAAGGTAACCTTGTGTTAGACGGTATTGAAAACGTAACGTATGAATTTTATAGCGATGAATTAGTTTTAAGTAGAGGTGAAGAATAATGAACATTGAAACGCAATTTGCTATGAAACACTTTTTAGACGACATGAACGAAATAATTGTAAATGAAGTGAAAAACGGTTCTATTGATATAACTAAAGATGAATTTGATATTATACATGAAATTGAAAAGAAGTGTGAAAAATGGATTGAAAGCCAAACAGCGGAAAATAATCCTATTACAAGATTTTTGAAAGAATTCACAGTATGTATTGATTGGCACGAAATAGCAATAGAAGTTTATAATGATGAAATTAAATATATGGAAGAGGTGGCGAATAATGAAAGTTGAAAGAATGGTATTCACTGACTTGTTAGATGTAACAATGAGTGAAGAGGAGTTAAAACACTACGTCGATAAGTTCGGAAAATTAGACGTACAGATTTTAGTTTCTGGGGATTACAGACCAAACGCAATAGGATACATTGAAAAAGAAGGGTTTAAAAAGTCGATAGCGTTCTATAAAAAGTACTATAACAGCAATGACTTATCATTTAAAGTTAGAATGCGTGGAGAAGGTTTATAAATAGTTGTTGACTTTTAGAAAACAATAGTTTAAAATGAAATTAACTTAAATAAAGGGAGCTGTTAATTATGAAATTAACATTAAGACAAATAAACGTAATAGAAGATGGAATGAAGAAATATAACGTTAATGGAAAAGGGTTGCTAGAAATAGTTAATCGATGGGTTAAAAATGATAAGGAAAACAAATTACTGTTACATATGAAAAGTTGTATTGAAAATTATATTGAATGGTATAAATAAAAATAGTTGTTGACTTTTAGTAAAATAAGGTTTAAAATGAAAGTAACTTAAAAAAGGGAGATGTTTTATAATGATAAACTACAATTATTATTCACAAAATGGATTAAGAGGCGAATTACATGTAATTAATGAAGAGGAAAAAATGATTTATAAAGTGGAATCATACCGACAATTAGATAGTTCGGGAATAGGCTACTTATATAATCTGGAATTAATCGCAGGACGTGAGTATATCAACCCTGATTACAGCGACGCGCAGGGGTATGTAACTAAAGAGGCGTTTGTAGAATCTACACACCTTGAACAAATTACATTCTACCCACTATCGGAATCATTAACAGAGGCTTTAGAAGATAACGGCTATACAGTTATTAATATCAACAATTACAAGATACACCAGTTCAAAGGGTGTTAG